CGTTGGCGAGATTTTCGTGATTCCACTTCTTTCGGTCAGATGCTCCGCGAACCTCAATCGTCGCCCCATGAACTGACATGTCCTCAACTTTGGCATTCTGCAAAATTGTCATCACCTTTGCTGAGTACATCGCATAAATGTCACTCATTCCACCTTTTATTTCGTGGAGTTTTACTAGCGACTCACCAATCTCGTCCAGTGGAGGCTCGGAGTCTAGAAATTCAATAAGTTTTGTTTCGGCATCCATTAGTTCTTTTATGAGATGTCCGAGGACATCGTTGGCTGAATCCGCCATGATTTACTTCCTTTAGATAGTTATGACAACTAGTTCAGATGATAATAGCGGCTCGCTTGCGCTGAGGCAAGCCCAAACCAGCCAAATATGTAAAAGCCCCTACTGCTGAGTCAACCTGGTCGTCATGGTTGCATGCCTCTGGGAATGAAGCAAATTCATCCAACCAATCCGTAATCCACGGTCCCCTTACGAGGCGCACATTCCCGTTGGCAACAGCGGCAGAAAAGGGGCGAGCACGGGTTACTTTGTCCCCAGATGAGCGCAGACCAATCAGGTCGTATCCAGGAACGACATAGCGGGCGTACTGGTCAATAAGAGCCTTTCCGCTGGAACCTGGCTCTTGTTCAATTCTGATTGAGACCATGTGTCCGTCTTCGGCGGCAGTTTGGGCGATGAGTTGTTCTACCTTTTCGCCTCTTGCCCGTATCTTACGGACATCCATAATATATGCAATACCCTGGTCAAAGAGCATTAATGTACCAACGGTCCAGTCAGGGTCTGGATTTCCAGAGTGCGGCTCGGTAGCCGCCAAGTCCCAAAACCTTACAGCACGGGCAGCCGATGTGACCTGAGGCACATCTGTTGGGTCAATAATGACAAAATCTTCACGATTGAACAAAGTACCAAGGCTTGTAGACCACCAGTCACCCTGCTCCAGACGACGGCGCTCAACAGGGTCAAGGGCCGAAAGAGCCTGGCGATACGAATCAGCATCAATTCCAGGGTTGTCCGTCAAGAGACTTGGGACAAAGATTCTGCCCGTACCGTGTCCTTCAACGATAAATCTCTGGCGAACCCAGTTTGGAGCAGGGTTAGAAGCAGCCCGCATACGAAGGGGGACCTGAGAAAGGGGACCGCTGGCAGGACGACGAAGACGGGAGAAAAGGTATCTATAGTCAGATTCACGGATTTCAGTAACTTCGTCCATGCCTATGAACTGAAATTCAGAACCTTTATAGCGTAGATAGTCATTAGTATTATTCAGGTAACCAAAGGAAATTCTTGCCCCAGAGGGAAATGTTGCAACATAACTATTGGCGTTCCAATGAATGTCGTCATAGTTCGCAATCCACGACTTGAAACGGTCCATTAGAGCGCCAGGAAGAGATAAGTCTGCGAATGTACGGCGAAATAAAATTGCTGAATAGCCAGGGGTGTCAACATATTGGAGCGCAGACATGAGGAGCGCACTGGATTTTCCACCGCCAGCCGCTCCGCCGAATAAAGCCTCCAATGCGTAGGTACGCAAAAAAACCTTTTGTGTTATTGATGGCTCTTCTGGACAAAATCCTGGCTCTTTAGGTTGCAGGTAGTCCAGGACAGCATTCCAGTCTGGCATGTTTATCTCCTGCTTGTGACTGTACTACACGAAGTAGCAACACTAAAACAACTACTAGTAATGACAGGACGGGTATATCTGCGCTAATGTACGAGAGCGATGCCACCTACAAAAAAAGACACCAAAAAACTCAAGCAAGCATTTTTAAGATTTAGTGCAAAACTTGCATTGATGAGGTCAAAACTAAGAAAAGCGGCCAATAGGGCAAATGCTGCCCATGTAATGATGATTTGTTTTGTATCATTTAATTCGGTGGGTGCGTACTTAATCGCGCCCCAGTACGGATTTATCACGGCTGGTGTCTGTTCAGGCATCTACGGGTACTTGTTAGGAAACGAATAACACATGGCATGGAATTCCAATAAGTCGCTCGGCAATTACGACCAAAAAGCGGCACTAACTGCTGGGGCACCAGTTGCATTTAACCCATCATTTGCAGGCAGGCCATACAGCGACTCTTGGGACATTGAGCGGGCGTACAAAGAAGGCGTACAAAAAGTCACCTGGGTTTTCAGATGTATTGATGCAATCGCTGGAAACCAAGCCAGACTTCCAATGGTCCTGAAAGAAGACAACTCTCCACAGGGCAAACTAGTCACAAAAAGTAGAAGCAGCAGTCTTCTTGACATTCTGAACTCAAAATCAAACGAGGGCGAAAACTCTTTTATCTTTAGATACAGACTTTCTGCTCAACTCCTCATGAGTAGTCGTGGGGCGTTCATTGAGAAGGTCATTGGACGAGATGGGAGAGTCATTGCGCTTCACCTTCTTCCGCCTCAACACACTCGGCCAATACCTGACCCGAAAAAATTCGTCTCTGGCTACGAAGTTGACATGAAAAATGGCAAGAAAGAATATCTCAAGCCTGAGCAAGTTATTTGGATTCGTCGCCCACATCCACTTGACCCGTATCTTTCAATTACGCCGATGGAATCTGCTGGTGTAGCGATTGAAATTGAAAACCTCGCCAAACTGTACAACCGCAACTATCTACTTAATGATGGTCGCCCAGGCGGTTTGCTTGTTGTTCGTGGAGAGATTGATGACGACGACAAAGATGAGTTGCGTAATAGATTCCGTGGAAACCTTGGAAAGACTGGCGCTACAACGGTTATTTCTGCCGATGACGGTGTTGATTTTGTAGACACATCAGCGTCACCGAGAGATGCTGCCTACACCCAAATGCGCCAGATTACTAAGGAAGAAATTCTTTCAGCCTTTGGTGTTCCCGAATCTGCAATCGGCAATGCTGCTGGTCGTACTTTCTCCAATGCTGGTGAAGAATTGCGTGTCTTCTGGATGGAAACAATGCTCCCTCACCTTGACTCTCTCGCGAGGGCTTTGGACGACTTGGACGAGCGTTACTATGTTGATTTTGATACAAGTAGCGTGCCGATTCTCATCGTTGCAAAACAAGAACGCCAGCGTTATTTGATGGACGAGTTTCAGCAGGGCCTTATCTCTGTCAACGAATACCGCGATGGTACTGGAAAAAAGAAAGTTGATTCAGAACTCGCTGACAGCCTCCTTCAGAACCCCAACCAAACACCGATTGCCAATACCGAAAAGCCGTTCAAGCCAGAGGAGCAACAGCCAGTTGATATGGCTGCTGGTGCAGCAGCACCTACTGGTCCTCCAGGTTTACCAATGACATCTCCAGAAGTTCCGCCTGAAGAATTGGCAGCGGCTGGCATACCAGCAACACCAGCACCAGAAAGTCCTGAAACTGGTGCTGCACCAATTCCAGAAGGCGCTTTGAGCGCAGACTTCGGTGGCATTGAGTATAAGAGCGCAGACATTCCATTTGACGATGAGTGGGGCGTTAAGGCTGAGCAAGATTCAGATAGATGGACGGAAATTCTGGACCGAGCACTTGAACGCTATTATGAGCGTCAACAGCGCGTAATTTCTGAGAAGGCTAGTGGTGCCAAGTCTCGTAAAGCCATTGCAGCCAAGAACCTAGAGATTGATTCAATCTTTGATTCTGAGGTTTGGGCTAAGCAACTCAACGAAGACATCCGTCCAATGTTGAAAGCAATTGCAACCGATGCTGTTGCTCTTTCTGCACAGCGAACAAATATGCCAGCAGAGGTTGAAGAAGCAGAAGTTGACAAAATTGTTGACGAGCAAGTCCAAAGAATGGAAAAAGCCAACAGCACCACGAAAGAGGAAATTGCTGCAGCGCTGATTATTGCGATGGCAATGGGCGATGACGAAGACAGAATTGGTCTTCTCAAGGCTGCCCTCGCCGCAATATTTGCCAATCTTTTAGGCAAGCGTAAGCGTGTAATTGCTGAACAAGAAGCGCAGGCTTCCTACAATGCTGGAACATACCTAAGCGGTATCCAGATGGGTGGTGGAACAAAAACTTGGGTAACTCGCCGTGACTCAAGAGTTCGTGGCGAGCACATGCTGCTTCACGGAAAGACTGTTGATATGAAGAACGCCTTCAGTGTTGACGGAGCAACTCTTAGATTCCCTGGAGACCCCCTGGCTCCAATTGGACTTACGATTAACTGCCGATGCAGACTGAAGTTTGACTAACGATGATTGTACAAATTTCATCCAGTTCAGATTTTGACAATTTCATAAAGTCAAACAAGATTGCGGTTGTTGACTTTTGGGCAGAATGGTGCGGTCCATGCAAAGTAATGGAACCGATTATTTCCCGCATCAGTATGGAAATGTCTGGTTCTGTTGCTTTTGGGGCTGTCAATGTTGATGATAACGAATCGCTTGCAATGGGTCAGGCGATTATGAGTATTCCAACTATGATTGTCTATTCTCGTGGTCTTGAGGCTGAGCGTTTGATTGGGTCTCGCAGCGGCGACAAGTTGAAGCAAGAATTATCCAAGTACCTTTAGTTTACTAAAACTAAGATGACTTTACTAAAAGTCGTAATAAAATGTCTGGATAGTTTCCGAAAACCGCCTCTTCTATGGTTTATTGTGTAGAAAGACCCGTTTATTGGAGTATCTATGCCGAATGTATTTGAGCAAGACATAATGAGTGCCGAATACAAGGCTATGCAAGGCCAGGTAAATGTTGACGAAGCCCAAGGGATTGTGGAGTGTTTCGTCGCTGGTCTCGGAAACAAAGACTCTGTTGGCGACATCTGCCTCCCAGGGTGCTTTAATGAAAGTCTTAAGCGTCGCAAGCCTCGCGTTGTTTGGGGACACAACTGGAACGAGCCAATCGGTAAGGTTCTAGAGATTTACGAAGTTGGTCCAAACGACCCACGCCTGCCGATGAAAATGAAGCGGGCTGGAATTGGCGGTCTTTACGCCAAAGTTCAATTCAACCTCAAGTCTGAACGCGGTCGTCAGGCGTTTGCTGATGTTTCCTTCTTTGGCGAAGAGCAAGAATGGTCAATTGGTTACAAGACCCTCAATGCAGACTTTGACCAGCAACGCCAAGCAAATCTGTTGAGAGAGGTTGAACTGTACGAAGTCTCCCCAGTTCTCCACGGTGCAAACCAACTAACTGGAACAATCTCTATCAAGGCAGATGACCCATATGCGGCATACATGGAGCCAGAGTATGACGAAAAAGGGGAAGCGCTTCGTGACCCCAAGGGCGGACTAACTGCTGCTGGTCGTCGTTTTTTTGCCCGTACCGAAGGTTCCAACCTGAAACCAGGAGTCAAAGGACCAGCCGATACTCCAGAAAAAATGCGACGCAAAGGCTCATTTTTAACCAGATTCTTTACAAATCCATCTGGACCAATGCAGGACGACGATGGCGAACCAACACGCCTTGCGTTATCTGCTGCAGCATGGGGAGAACCAGTTCCACAGAATATGGAAGATGCTGCCGCACTTGCCGCTAAGGGTCGTCGTCTTTTAGAGCGTTACAACGCACAAAAGGAAAAGGGAGATTATCCGAACGAGATTTATCGGGCTGAGCGCGAAGAAGACGATGATGATGACTACACAGGACCACGCGGTCCTGACGGCGGCGTACCAGCGGCAAATCCAGCAATGGGTCGTGCTGGAAACCTTGCTCGTGCTCTAGCAATGCGCTTCGGCGGTGCTGTTCGTTTGCGAAACGCAGACCCCAACATGGCAATCTTTGACCACATGGACAAAGAAAGAAATAAGCGCACATTGCGTGTTACATATCATTTTGATGGCGATGAGTTTATGTTTGGCAATGTTGTTGAAGTTCGCCCAGAAACAGTGTATTTGCCTACTGAAAAGCCAGAAGTAGATGAAGATGACTCTTCAGAAACGATGCCTCGTCGCCAGCCAAGCCCAATCACACAGCGATACCAGCAGGAAATGGATGAATATCCAGCACTTCCCCGTGGAGTCAAGCCCAAAGCGTGTGATTGCGGCTGTATGGGGGCAAAGCAGAACGACGAGGAACCTGAAGAAGACCTTGACATGAAGGCTCCCCAGGATGCAATTCTAGATATCCCGCAGGAGCAAATCACTGGCGACATCATGCGAGGTTATGGTCCTCGCCGTGGCAACCTGGAAAGACTTTTACGCTACTGGCGTCCAATCATGAAAAAGCCTGGTGGTTTCCGTCGTTGCCGAGTAATCCTTGCCGACCACCCAGAACTTTATCCACTCAACAATATTTGCGCCTGGTTGCATCACGAAACTACTGGTCTCTGGCCAAACGAAGGTTGTCACCATCCTGGTATGAAGAATTGCCGCAAGAAGATTCGCGGCATTCGTGACGGCTCTGTGTGGTCAGACTCCGAGTTTGGCGACCGTCTTGATAATGCGTTCAAGAAGGGCGATGATGCCGAGATGGACGACATGGACGGAATGACCCCAGAACAGTGGGAAAAAACCGCGATGATGGAACTAAAAGCCTATTTTGATTCAGACCCAGATATTAAGAAATACATCAACGATGACTCTAACTGGGAGCATGAAGGTGAAGACGAAAAGGGTCATTGGATGGTTCACGGACCAAATGGTATGGGTCCAGCGCCTATGGGTAAGCCAGATTGCGGTTGCGGGTGCGACGGTGCTGGTACATGTGGTCCGAAGCCAGTGGCACGCCTCATTAGTGTGATGTCTGAACTTGAAAAATCCATTTCTGAAGAGATGGAAACCAAGGCTGGCAGAGTCATCAGCAACAGAAACATGCAGAAACTTCAGCAGGCTATGCAAATTCTTCAGGAAGTCGTGGCGGCGTCAAAGCCGTCAGACGAGCCTGTTGTCCAAGTCAAGTCAGACGGGCAAATGCGTATTACTGCAAGCCTTGACCAACTGTTTGAAGTCAAATCTCTCATTGACCCGATTCTGGAATTCCACGACATTGATGCCGAAGTTGACGAGACTGGCATCTATCTGGGTAGTAGTGTTTCAGGAGAAGCAAAGAGCGCAATGATTAATGCACTAGCGGCATATAAAGATTTGCACAAAAAGGTAAATCACTAAGAGGGCAATACTCAAATGGGTTATACTTCTCAGAACGGTTTACCAAAAACGACAGCAAAATTTCATTGCATGGTTTCAGGCGATAAGCGTGTGAATCCATGTTCTGGATGTACAAATCCTAAGGGTTGTATTTCATCAACCATGCAATACAAGGAGACAGAAGACATGGCAGATAAGCCTACAGTGAAACTCGGTACAGACGGAAGCGTTGTATGTGCTAAGGGTCTTGAATTGTCCGAATGCGGCTACAAGGTCGGACAAAAAGTATGTGGCAAGTGCGGTGCGCAGGCTATTGCGGAGAAGTCTCTGGATGACGAATGGGTCACCGCTGAAGACTTTGACACCAAG